ATACCGCGTCTGAGCATCCAATTATCCGCTTTTTGCTTTGCAAATCCATCATGATCGAGACAAATCCATTCTGAGAAGCTCTGCATTTTCCCGATGGCGTAAGTCACTTTTAACGACGGAATTTTTCCCGCTTTTTCATGCTTATCATACCAGACCATTTCGACATTGTATTTTTCAGGTCGTTTCCACTTTGATAAAATGGCGGCGTTAGACGCTTTTGTTTCGTGGGAGTCAACCATCGGGAATTTATACCCGCAATCGGGGCAAATCCTAACGGAAATAGCAACCATGCTATGGCATTTTTTACATTCCTTTTGCGGGGCGGATTCGACCTCGTGACCGCCTTCCGCTTTCCGTTTGATTTTTATTTTGTCAACAGGCCCGTGACGCTCGATATTTCTGCCGAAATCGAGAATTAGGCAATCAGTTTTTCCGGGGAATTGTCGGAACCCGCGCCCACAAATCTGACTATACAACCCGGCGGACGTTGTTGACATTAACATGACAATGCAGTCAATATCTTTTTGGTTAAAACCGGTTGTAAGAATTGATTTATTTAACAGATAACGAAATTTACCCTCGCGGAAATCGGATAAATTCCTATCATTTATTTCCGCGTTTTGTTTTGAATGGACAAAACGCGCTTCATAACCTGATTGATTTATCGCTTCGGTGACTTCTTCACAGTGACCAATTCCAGCAGTAAAAATAAGGGTTTTTTTTCGGTTTTGCGTGTATTCAAGAATTTCTTTCACGGCTTCGGCGACAAGGCCATTTGCCCGGAAAGCATTTTCTAAATCATCTTGTACATATTCCCCGGCGCGAATTGACACCCCAGAGAGATCTACTTTGTGCGCTCCTGATTTAGAAATTAAATTCGATAGGTATTGTTCCCCGTCCCGGTTGCGCGGATCATCGGGATTTATTAGCTCGGCTAACGTTGTTTCGTGGCAAAAATCTGTAAAGAGTGCCTCGGTTCCGTCGGTTAATAGTCCATCTTTCAGTCGGTATGGGGTGGCGGTTAGTCCGGCAATTACGATATTAGGATTTATTTTCAGCATATCCGCCAAAAAATTACGGTACATCCCTTCGGATTTATTGGCGATCAAATGGCATTCGTCGACTAAAATCAGGTCAAAAAATCCGATGTCCCATGCCCTTTTATATACTGATTGAATCCCGGCGAATAGTATTCGGCTTTTGGTGTCACGGGAATTGAGACTCGCTGAATAAATGCCAGCGTCAATCATAACGTCCTCAGAATTGACAAGTAATTCTGAGTGATTTTGTTCAATCAAATATTTTTGGTGGGTGAGACATAAAACACGCGTACCATCCCATTCGAGCATTTTTTTAATGATTAACGCTTGCACGAAGGATTTCCCGCTTCCAGTAGGGAGTACAAGGAGCGGATGGGAACCGTGATTTTTTTCTACAAAATTGAAAAAATTATTCACGGCGTCGGTCTGGTAGTAACGGGGTTTCATGCTAATATTTTTCTATTCTTTTTATTTGCTTTTCGCAGAATATACAATAACCTTTCGATATATCCAGAACGCCATTGTTGACATCATATTTCCGATAAAATGAAAAAGATTTATTCAGATTAAAATTATGCAGTCCACCGGGACGGCCAATACATTCGGATTCAAACGGTAAATATTTATTTACAAATGATATGGAATTTATTTTGTCTTCCATTCTATCCTCTCAGTCTCTTGTCTCGATTATTTTCTGGTTCCAATTCTTTTTTTGGTTTTTTCGTGGCGAACTTGCCACCCGGAATAAAAACGTGGCTCAGAACGTAGTCTGGGCACCCATCCCAAAGCAAATCATTACATAAGACCCCTTTTGTCACGCAAAAATTACCGGCATCCGCTACGGGCTGCCACGATGCACAGGAGCGACACGTTAAGGCCGGTTTATCGTCAAAATGACAAATTTGGGTATAGTCGCACCATTTACATAGGTAGAATTCGCTCCTATCGCTTATTTTGGGCGGAAGCACATTTTCAAAAATGATTGAAGCGGCCTTATGAATAAGAACGTTAGCCGCTACCTCTTTGTACTCGGTACGGACGGATATGCGGTCGCGACCGCCCGGCGTCGATACGGTCAAAAAATGCCGGGATAGTTTGGCGTTGTGCATATATGTTTGAGCTTGTGCGTAATAGATTTCATCCCATTTTTCGAGAGATTCTTTCTCGCCAATCTCTTCCCGTAATTTTTTGAGTTTATTGAATTTATCGACGTTAACGGATTTGTGTTCCCAAACATGCCACGTTTCCGGGGCTTCAACGAGTCCGCGAATTATCCCGTCGCAATGACCACCGAGATGGCCGTTAATCATCTTAAACTCAATTTGTTTCGTCGGATTTTCGGGATCAACGGTATATAATTCTATCCCCGGAACAGCGCGGAGCCGCCGCGCCATAACGTCCTCCTGAGTATATCCATCTTCGATCGCTTTCAATCCGGACGCTGTAATTTTTCTTTTTTTTACGAGCCGAAAAGAATAAAATAACTTCCTCCAGCACGGTTCCCCTATTTGGCTCATGCCAAGGTATCCGCGCCGGTTGGTTTTTTTTTCTTCCGCCTCTTCTATTGTCTTATCAACCAGCGCAAGCGATCGGTCGTATTCGTTAACGTTAATCGCTACCATTGAGTTTATTTTCCTCGTAAGCACTTGCGAATTTATTTTTAAGATCAAATAATATTGAATCCACCGATACCCCGGTATGGATAGATATCTTGCGAGCAGATTGTATTATCTCTGAGTCAGAAAATCTTTTTCTAAATTGCTTAGATAAACTGTGAAAATTGTTATTGTAAAATATTTCTATATCCATACCATTACTCCCCCTCACGCTCGACGCTAATTCCTGTTTTGCCGGTTTTGTAGCTCACTACCGGTTCGATAACCAAGTATATTTCGTGATTATTTTCTTTCAAAAATTCGTACCCTTTTTTGTCCAGTTCGTATATTATTTTTTCCGGGCGCAATTCAGCGGGTATTTTATGCCGGATTTCTTCCCATTCCGGCGAAAAAGACCATGTTTCTGATTTTTTGACCTTCACGATAAAATCGCCATCGTGGATGGTTCTTGATTGGCCATCGATTTTTCCAAGATTCTCTTCTATTATATGTTCAATTTCATGTCTCTGTTTTTTCGCTTTTTCTTCGACATTTTTTAATTTGAGCCAAGTTTCGCATAGTTTTTTATTTTCCATCATTCCCCTCCTCAAAAAATCCATAAATACAGTATAAATATAACCACATAATTCGACAACCATATTTTTAATTTTTTACCTTAAAAAATTAAAACATTATTAAGTTTTTTTTAGTTGACGGAAAAAAGTATTATGCTTAGATTGTAAACAGAATGGCGGAGGTGGAAAAGATGCCTAAAAAAGAGTTGATCGTATCCAACAAAAAACAGGTAACGATCTATTTAGATCCGGGGAAGCGGGCGGAAATTGAGAATTATTTTCTCGACCTTCGCCTGAAAAATTTCCAAACTGGCTACCGGGAGATAATGTCTCTTGGTTTTGAGGTTTTTAAAAAAAAGAAAAAAGGAGGTAAGAAATAAATGGCTTTTTCAATAAAAGACATTCAGAAAGGGGCAAAAAAAATGCCGCGAAAGGTAATAATATACGGGCCGCCCAAACTCGGTAAATCGACTTTGGCGGGATCAACAAAAAACGCGCTAATGATCCCGACGGAGGATCGCGTCAGCCACATTGCCTGCGATAAAACGCCGGTTATCGGCGAGTATCAAGAATTGCTCGATATATTCGATTTTTTGCTTAAAGGATCAAATTATAAACGAGTAATCATCGATTCTCTCGACTGGTTGGAGCCAATTTTGCACAAATATATCTGTGACAAAAAAAAGTTTACCAGTTTAACTGACGATCACAACAAAGAGACTGCTTTTCAGAAAGGGTTAAAATACCATGCCGTTGAAGGCTGGAAAACTTTTCTTTATAACTGTGATCTGCTCCGCCAAAACGGAATAGACGTTATCATCGTGGCACACAGTCACAATATAACAGTCAATCCGCCGACGTCTGACCCGTACGATAAGTCAGTTATGAAGATCGATAAAAATGCTTTATCGGTGGTCGAAGAGTGGGCTGACATTATCGGTTTTTACACGCAAGAAATTTTCGTAAAAAACGATGAACGGGGATTGAATAAAAAGGGAAAGGCAGTCACGACTAATCGCAGAATCCTACACCTGTCAGGCGAAAAAACAGAGACATGAAATTGAACATATAATAGAAGAGAATCTTGGAAAAATCGATGGCCAATCAAGAACCATCCACGATGGCGATTTTATCGTGAAGGTC